ATCATTGAATTTTTTCGTGTTTTTTAGTTCACCATTATAAGCACGATAATCATAAACTGTTTTGGGATTAAATTTAATATTTCGATTATATTCAACATAACAATATGAACAAGGATTACCACTTCGTCTTTTTGGACAATTACTTGTAAAATCAACGGATAATAATGTTTTTTGATTTGATGCGAAAGCTGAATTATTTTCGAAGCTAATTCTTAACATCTTTTATTCTCCTTAAAATTTTTTATTTTAATTATATACTATTATTACGCTTTTGTCAAGAACTATTTTCATATATAAGTTGTTGATTTTATTGAATATTTCAATTATTTTCAATTATTTAATATAATCAATTATTTAATAACTTATTAATTTTATTGGGTTTTTTACATTTTTATGATAAAAATCATTGTTTTTATGCATAAAAAAGGGGGATAATTAATTATCCCCCTTTGGTTAATAAATCAACTTAATCAGCTAAGTTATAAATTCCAATCTTCTGGTAATATAGGTTACTACCAAAGATCTGGTCATGAATAGCATATCTGGACATCAAACCAACGGTGGGATGGAATGACTGTTCAAATACTGTTTTGCTAACCATCAACTGAACATAAGGTAGATAAATAATACCGGAATCATATTCAGAAGGTCCTTTATAACCAACTGTGCAATAATCAGAAGTTGCAAATGTATCACGATATACGGTTAGACGACCATCTAGTGAACCGATTTTTGCTACTCCAGCAACAGATGTATTTACATTTCCATCAACGGGATGTACTACGAAACTAGAAAGTGATTCCAGTGCAGCACATGCATTGGGAGATGCAATTACAAAGTTACCAGCCCCACGTCTGGTCAATACTGCAATGCGGTTTGCTTTTCTTACAATCATATTATACAGAGTTCTGTATTTTTCTGATTGCCAGCGACCGTCTGCATCAGATTTGCTATCATAATCCCAGCTTGAAGATACAGCAACTGTATTAATCTTGTTAACCAGTTCTCTGTCAATTTCAGCAGTAATTTCATAGCTGAGAATGTCAAGCATTTCTTCTTCAAGGTCAAGACCATGCATTGCCTTTAAGTCCTGAGCAACTTCAAGAGACCAACGGCTTCTCAATTTACGAGTTTTTGCCTCAACCTGTGCTTTTTCAACTGTCATGTTTACTTCTGCAATGGTCCCAGTTGATGCAATACCAAGTCCCTGTTCAGGTGTTGAATCATAAGAACCTAAACCTTCACCTGCGCTTGTAACCATAGAACCAGAATATGTAGTATCAATGGTATTGTATCCAAGTTCTACATTGGATCTTGAATCATAAGTGCCCGCTGCCCTAAAACGTAATGCAAATGCAAGACCAACAGGACCAGTCATAGGCTGAACACCTACAATATCATGTGCAAGTAGTTCGGGAAATGTTCTACGAACCATGGGAATTGCAATCTGATGGAAATCCCCACTTCCTGCATAACCAGCATCAAGCTGTCTACCAGTTACACTATAATTACCAGCTTCCATTAGATAATTCTTCTGGTTTTCTAGCATAATAGCAGTTGCCTTTTCAATCTTAGCGGTACGAATTTTCTTACCTTCATCGAGAATTTCGCGCCATTCTGTAAGTAGTTTCTTTGTATTCATATTAATATTTAACCTCCATTATATACTCTTTATAGCTTACCTTCTTTTAAAACTTTAAGCCAGAGTTTCTTGTTTTCATTAATTTTTTCTTTTAGATCTTTTTCTTCTTCATCTTCCTCATCTTCATTATCTTCTTCGTTCACTTCAGCTTTGCCCTTACCGGATTCATCATCTTCTTCATCTTCTTTTTCTTCAATTTTAATTTCAGCACCACATTCGGGGCATTTATCAACTCCAGTTTCCACTTCTGCGTTGCAATTAGGACATGTTGTCAAAGATTCTTCTACTTTCTTTTCATCTTCGTCCTCATCTTCCATATCATCTACTACTTCTTCCATAATAATTTTAAACTTACGGTCAATTTCTTTAATATCAGAAATACCCTCAAGTAAAGAAATTACCTTTGTCCTCTGTGATTCGGTCAAACCATCACATTTTTCCCTTAAATAAATATGGGAAGCCATTTCTTTAGCATCTGATAACAGTTCGTTTTTCTCAGCAATTAGTTTATTAATTTTCCCTCTTAGTCTTTGAATTTCTTCTTTGGCTTCCCTTAATAATACTTTAATATCATCTTTAAGAACGCCTTCATCAATAGCGAGTTTCGCCTTAAACTGTTCAATTAAAGGTTTATATTCTTCACCTAGTTTTGCATATTCCATCACCTTTTCGGGAATATTAAGTTCTTCCTCAATAACAGTATCAACAAAATTGGAGAAGTTGTTTGTTACTTCCTTTTTATACTTATCAAATTTTTCTGAATACTGTTCAATGAGAACCTTCTTTTCTTCATTTACTAAAGCATCTGTTTTTTCTTTTACTTTAAGATCAATAATATCATTAATTTTGGTCTTAATGGACTCCTGCTGTGATTCGTCCAACTTATCAATATTTAGCATCTTATAAATTTCGTCTATCTTCATGGATCATAACCCCCAATTATTATTTTTTATTTTTAGCTATGTCAGCATCGACCTTTTTATTAAAACCTGAAATAGTTGGTTCACTACCTTTAGCGTATTCAAATATTACTTTGCCTTTTGGATTTTTAATTACTGTTTTTACTTTTTCATTTTCGTTGTCCCATTCCATTGTATATCCTTTATACTTATGTGTTGTTTTTTTTTCTACAAGTTTCCTTGATTCCTCAATATCATATTCATCCTCATCCTCATCTTCCTCTTCAGCGTTATCATCTTCATCTTCTAGGTCATCAAGATCAATGGTATCAATTACCTCATCGTCCTCTGATGTATCATCGTTATCTTCATCTTCTTCTTCAGCTTCATCTTCTTCTTTTTCTTCTTCATCTTCTTCTTCTATTTTATCACCTTCATCTTCTTTAGTCTTTTCCTCAACTTTAACATTAGCAAGAATCCTATACTTCATACCAACTTGGTCAGCATTTAAAGATGAATCATCTAAACTATCAAGCAAATCAATAATGAGCCCATTTAAATCAGGTTCATCAAAATAATTAATTTCCGCCTCATTAAGATATTTGTCGATTTTCTCAAGTATATACATATGAATTTCTCCTTATAATAATATTATTAGTTAATATTTCTACTACCTACATTTATTTTTGAACTACTCTTGCCTAAAGACAAGAGTTTCTTGGTTCATCGACCAGTGATCTCCCCAAGCGTTGATTCCCCATGTCCCATAGGTATATTGTTTCTTTACTGGTAATTGGTTATCTTACCTATTAATATTTATATATTTTTGACAAAAATTTTATATTCATCTTCTGCCTAAAGGTTGAACCTCTCCACCTTACGCTTCGCTTAGAAGGTGGAGATTCTTGAGAAGTGTGGTTATGCAACCCTTATTCTCAATGGTGTGTTCAATCCACCATTATCCATCACTGATTGTATCAGCTTTGGAATACATTTGTCTTTTACATACTTTCTTAATATGTTCAAACTACCGTTTACATCTGAATTAACCAGTATACCTTGATTACTTCTGAATATCCCTCTTACTATACGCCTACTTTTATCATAATTATCTTTGTTTATATTCTCTAAATCTAATGCACTGCAACCACTTGTATAATTCTCTTTTACATATATTACTTTTAATCCTGCTAACTTAGCCTTATATTCAATTTTATCTACTAACTTTTGGTGTGGCATATTTACAAAAGATTTTATATTATTCTCTTGTTTAATTCCTTCTATATCTCCAATTACTATTGTATTGCAATTATGTTGCAATGCTAAATCTATTATTTTTCTACTTGCTTTATGGATATAATTATTTACAAAGTTATCTCTTTTGGCATATAGTTTGTTTATTTGCTTTGTGTTTTTAAACTTCTTGCTATCACCAACTTGCTTCATAGCTATAGAATTTAATCTTGCTATTTCTTTATTGTAGTAACTTATTTTAGATTTTAATACTTTACCATCTATTAAGTAGGATTCAGTATCTTCTAAAAAAGTTAATGTAGCAAGATTATCTCTGCCTAAATCAATTGACATTATATTGTTACCAGTTACTTTGTTTTCTTCTTCTTTGTTGTAAATAAGTATTAAATACCATTGCTTAATAGAATTATCCCATTTTATCTTTATCTGTTGCAATGCTTCAAAATTTACAGGCAATTTCTCTGTGTCTATAGAGAAATTTAAACTCTTAACCTGAAACTTTTCTTGCATTGCTTTAGACAAAGACAACATTAATATATTATTTTTAACTCTTATTCCTGCTTCTGTAAATATTACTTCGTTCTTTTTGTTAGTATGATTCTTAAACTTCGGCGATTTTGGTTCTCCTTTGTACTTATTGGGATTCTTTTTATAATCCTTTATTGAAGCAAAATATGACTTCCAGTTCTTTTCTAACACTTTTAAACATTGTTGATAAGTGTGCGAATGAAGAAACTGATTGTGCCAATTTTCTTTATATTCTTTTTCTGTTTCAATATATGACTTAAACCCATTTTCTCTACAATCATAATTAACTGTATTATATAGTTTGGTAGTGTGAAAAGATAATTCTTTAATGATATTTAATTGTAATTCAGTAAGTTTAGGTTTGAATTTGAATGATAGTTTCACATTATCACCTCGCTTTCCATTTTTATTATAATATTATATTTATATTTTGTCAACCGCCAATTCATCTCCCACCTAAAGAGGTGGGAGTATTCTTGGCGATGTTAGATAAATATTAGGCAATTTATTCACTATTTTTTTTACGTTTTATTGTCCACTTACCATCTTTTTTATATAAATAATACCCATTCCTATCTTTAAACAATATCCTAACATCCTTTTCAACATCAGAATTATCATTGTTTTTATGTTTAATATCACCAATATGGTCTTTTTTATATATGTCAAACATGTCTAAATCCTATAATGATTTTTCAATGTCAGTTAACACTTGCCAAATTTTTCTATGGTATTCTTTTTTAACATCTTCAATTTTAATTGATTGATTCATTTCATAAATACCATTAACCCACGAACCTTGATTGGAAGGGTCACCTACCAAATCATATGTAATAAGCTTAAAATCGTCATTAACATAATTATCCTCATCAACTGTTCCAGTTCCTCTTGAACTAATACCTAACTTACCTTCTTTAACTAAAACTTTAGCTATCTTGCCCATAGGTGTGTCAAGAACCTTTGCTTTGCCTATTACATTATCACCATCCCATTTTAGTTCAGTTGTTATAATTGAAACTCTGTCAAGATTAATATCAGTATTCATTGAGTGACCAAGTTCACCAAATGCACTTTTATTTTTTACCTTTGACTCAATTAAACTATCAATTTCTCTTTCAAGAATTTCCTTTTTATATAATCTATTATTACCATTAAATACATTAGCAGTGGAAAAAATACCTTCTATATAAAATCCTTTTTCCACATCTTCATTAATGGAATAATCGAATGATTGTTCAAGTATTAATTTCATGTAAACCTCCTGTTAGGTTACTTATTCTTAATATCATTTTTTAAACCTAACTTTTCTTTAAGATAAGCATCTCTAGCTTTTCTTATTTGATCGGATATAATTTCTTTAGCGGAAATAAAATCTTCCTTTTCAAACATATCAAATGCACTTTTTACATTTTTTTTACTTTTAGACATGTTTTTTCCTCCTATATACACGTATTGTTTCTTTACTGGTAATTGGTTATCTTACCTATTAGTATTTATAAGTTTTTGACAAAAATTTTAATTATCCTATTAATCTACCTGGACCTGTATTTTCATTTTCTTCTCTATCATCATTGCTGATGTCGTCATTATCAATATCAATATTATCTTCATCATCATTATCCATTTTATTTTCCATATCTCCCATACCAGGAGGACCACCAAGTGGATTTTGTTGATTCTGTTGTGGAAAATATTTTTTATCAAGTTTAAAACCTTTCATATTTTCTTTAAGATCTTCTGTTGTCCAATTAAGGTATCTCTTAATAAGATATGATTTTGAAAATTCGGGATTATTAGATAACTGTGCATAATTAGCAAATTCTTGTTCTCTAAATGTCTGTTCCATAGAATCTTTATAATGTGAAGGTGAAGGCATAATAATTTTAAATGAATTTTTTGTTAACTTATATTCTTTTTTCAAACCTCTAAATTCAAGATGTAATAAAAATAAATTACGAAGTTCTTCAGTGAATTTATTCTGATGTCTTTCGAGAAAACGTGCCCATTTAATTTCATCTCTACTAATGTTATTTGCATTATTTGCACCAAAAAGAGGGGACTTACCTTCATTCATTTCTGAAACACGTGATATAGGATATTTTAAAGCACGGAAAAGTTTTTTATTGAAATAGTAAACATCATCTAGTTCGGTAAAGCCTTTCGCATTACCACCTATTGTATCAATGCTACTACCTCTACCTTCTGAATTAACAGGAATATAAAAGTTTTCTAACATGGACATGATCTCAGGTTCATGTCCCATTTCTCCAGTGTTAGG